CGGATTAAATAAAATTAAACAGATTGAAGAATTAAAAAATCTAAAAATTTATCATCTAAAAGTTCATTATGACCCTGTAAAAGATTTATTAGTCTATGACAGAAATCTTGAAGAAGGTCCTGGCAGTACATATTATGGATTAGAAGTTGCAAAGGCTATGAATATTCCATCTGAATATTTAGAATTAGCACAAGAAATTCGTAAAGAAATTCTACAAGAAACTTCTAAAAACACTTCTTATAACAAAAATATTGATGTAAAAGAATGTGAAATATGTAAATGCTCTAGTTCTAACATGCTAGAAGTTCATCATATTGTTCAACAGAAAGAAGCAAATGAAAATGGTTTTTTACCAGATGGTCTTCATAAAGATGATGCTAGGAATTTAATTGTCGTATGTCAGAAATGCCATGATTTACATCACGCCGGTAAATTACATATTGGTAGCCTCAAAATAACAAGTGAAGGAGAGCAGCGAGATGTTAGTATAAAAGAACAGCCACTAAGGCAGTCAAAATGGAAGAATGAAGAAATAACAATTATTCATTCTTACTTTAAAAAGTATCCATCACTTGGTCTCAAACGACTAGCATTTGAGTTAGAGCAAAAGGAAGATATTAAAATTTCAGAATCATCTTTACGAGCAATTCGTAAGGAGATTTAAGCGCTTGTAGGAGCGACAGTTGACGTGGTGACATTGGTCTGGGGCATAGCAATGTATGTTAGAGGACCTTGATCGCCTTTAGGGCCTTGAGGACCTACTTCACCTTGGTCACCCTTAGGACCAGCAGGTCCTTGAGGTCCAGCAGGCCCAATAGGACCCGGAGGGCCGGCAGGTCCAGGCTGCCCCGATACACTCGTAGAAGGCGTTTTCTTCAGTTCATCAAGTTCCTTTCGTAGAGTTTCTACAACAGTCTCTAAAGCACGAATCTTACGCCCCACGGGGTTGAATCCCTGGTAACCATTAACATTTGCAACCGAAGACATTTCTAAAAGCAAAATACAATGTAATATAAAAAATATAGCGCAGAGTACAAAAAAATTAAAAAATTAAAATACTTTAAATATATTTTGTATTATACTAGAAATGATTATTCCAATTCGCTGTATGAGTTGTGGCAAAATGATTGCCGATAAATGGAGATATTTCCAAGAAGAGGTTAAAAAGCTAAAAAAAGGAGAATCACTCGAGCGATATTATTTTGATGGCAATACAATCCCTACTACCCCCGAAAAAGTAATTATGGATAAACTAAATCTTAAGCGTGCTTGCTGTAGAAAACACTTTATTACGCAAATAGATTTAATTGATAAGATATAGAGGAAATGGAATTGTTTCTACCAAGTTTATTTGTTTTATTAATAAGTGGTCTATTTGTTTTTGGTATAGTTCCTAAAATATCACCAACTATTATTTTTATTATAACAGTAATCTTTTTTTGTATCGCGGTATATGCTCACTATATGATGTTTAAACATGAATATCTAATCTCTCCATGGAGAGATTCTATGCAAAATTATATACCAGTAATATTTGGTATAATTATAATAATTGGAATTTTAATTGCTAGTTTAAATATGTTTACAAATATTAAAATTATACTACCTAAATTTACGGTAGTTGAACCGAAAGAACAAGCTTTCATTTCAGATAAACCAAAATATTCCAATATCCCTATTGAAAAGATTATAGAACTAGAAAAACAATTATAAACTATAAGTAGATGCCAAGATTAACAAGAAAAAAGAGATTAAGCAAAAAGGTTGGGGGAAATACAAAAGTTCATAATCAGCAGAAACCAAAGACAATCCCAGAACTTCGTAAAGCATTTGAAGATGTTGATGTTGGAATGAAAAAAATTTTAGCAAAAGGCCCAATCAATGAAAATGCAATTCGTGAATTTCAAACTCTTTGGAATAAAATATTTAAAAAGAGTCTAGATGCTAACACTGCAAAATCATATTTAGATTTACAAGCAAAAACAAAAAGTGGTGGTGGTAAAAAAACAAGAAAAAATAAAAAACAAACCGGTGGGTCTGCGCCCATTGACTATACATTACGTCCCGGATTAGATGGCACCCATGGCTCTTATTTACCATATGTAAGCAGTGGACTCAGTTTCTATAACAATATTAATAATATTGCGATGGACGCTGACTGTGGCAAAATAGATACTACGCCACAAATTAGTTCTGGAATGGGCTCAAATGAATTTATGAGTGGCGGGCAGAGACTGTTTTCAGCAACTGTACCACCTAGTTTAGGTCAAGATGCTGAATCCAGTAGATTAAGTATTCCATTAAATCCAGGCTCTAGTGTGTTAAATATTACTAACAGAGTACCAAGAGCACTTTAAAAAACAAAACTACTATATCATTAGGTCGTGAATCATGTCTATTCAAAGTTTTGATTCAAGGTATTATGCTGAATCGTTATTGAAGAAGTATTTTAAAACTTTTTCATATCCATTTACGCATCATCAGATTAATAGTTTTGACCAATTTGTTTCCAACGATATTCCTGCCATTATTAAAGCTGCGAATCCAATATTGCTTTTAGAAGAAAAAATTGGTAATACGGACGAGTATGCTTACAAGGTAGAAATTTTTGTTGGCGGATTAAACGGTGACCAATTCTTTATTGGAACACCAACACTTTCATTAAAGAGTAATGAAGAAATTCGTATTCTTTATCCGAATGAAGCACGTCTTCGTAATTTAACATACGCTTCTACTGTTGAAGCTGCTATAGTTATTAGGGTTACCTTTGTTCGACCGAATGAATATGGAAAGTTAGAAAAACATGTAGTATTATTTGATTCAGCAACAAATAAAGAACATGATTATCTTGCACGGATTCCTCTATTTCAACTCCCTGTTATGTTACATTCAAGATATTGTCTTTTACATGATAAGCCAAACGTCTTTTTAAAAGATGTTGGTGAATGTCCTTATGACTATGGTGGTTATTTTATTGTAGATGGAGCAGAAAAGGTTCTTATTACTCGTCAAGAACAAGCATTCAATACATTATATATTACAAAGCAAGAAAAAAATCCCAAGTCTGAAATTTTTGCGTCCATCCAATGCTTAAATCCGAAAACACGACTTGTGAAACGTGTTGCTTTTAATCTAGTGAAAAACAAAAATACAATTGAAATAACTATTCCTTTTGTGAGAAAAGCAGTTCCACTTTTTGTTTTATTTCGAGCATTTGGTGTTCAAACAGATGAAGATATTTTACGCTGTATCTTTCCAAATGAAAATGATACAGAAGCAAAGATTTTAGCACCGTTATTACACGAGAGTCTTCTTGATGCCCACCCATTACTCGATACATATTCAGCAATTCAATATATGAAGGTTCTAACAAAGGGTTTCTCTGAAGCACATATATATGATATATTATATAACCAAACATTTATTCATGTCGATAATGTTCCTATGAATAAAGCACTATATTTAGCGGATTGTGTGCGTAAGATTCTAAGAGTAAAAGCAAACTATGATACAAGTACAGATAAAGATGATATTCGTAATCAACGTTGTTTAACAAGTGGCTTTCTTATAAGAATGTTATTTCAAGGCTCATATACATCATGGGTAAAACAAGTATCAAGAACAATTGATAAAGAATATAAATATAATACAACAATATATTCTGGTCAAAATTTCTTAAACATTTTTTTACCAGGAAATATTAATACTTTATTCAATGTAGGTTTTATTACACAAGGAATTAATCGTGGATTCAAGGGTAAATGGAGTTCTGGAGCTGGAGAAGAAAAATCTGGAGTGTTACAGCCTTTATCGAGATTGTCATATTTAGATTTTCTATCACACTGTCGCCGTGTAGTATTAGATTTTGACACTAGTATGGCTCTTCAAGGTCCTCGTCGTCTACATACCACTCAATTTGGCTACTTTTGCACATCGGAAACCCCTGGAGGCTCAAGTATTGGTATTACAAAAAATTTATCGATTCTTACAGCTGTTAGTATTTCTATGGAACCACAAATATTTACACAGTGGTTGTATCATAAAATGGAAATTCTTGAAGCAAATAATTTAACACCACTGATGATGAAAGTGGCTGTTCCAGTATATATTAATAGTGGGATTATTGGATTTTGCTTGAAGCCCCAGAAATTAGTGGAAGTTTGTAAATTAATGAAATACACTGGATGCTTACCCGCATATAGTTCTATTGCATTTAATATTCCTGAAAGACGAGTATCATTTTATTTTGATGAAGGCAGACCTGTCCGCCCTCTTGTGTTTGTACAAAATGGCAAATATCCTTATGAGAAAATTAAGAATGCGAGTACGTGGAGAGAATTAGTAATGGGTACATTGGAGCTAACAAAACAATATGATATACACAGCACTATATTTACAGACCCTTTAGTAAATGTAGAAAATCCTTCTTATGAAGATTATATACAAAAACTTGCTTCTCATATTGGATGTATTGAATACGTAGACCCTTATGAATCAAACGAAGCATATATTGCTATGTATCCAGAATCAATTACAAAAGAATCATCCCATGTTGAGTTACATCCTTCCACTATGGTTGGTCTTCTTACATCAATGATTCCATTCCCAAATCACAATCAATCTCCTCGTAATCAATTATCGTGCAGTCAGTCAAAACAAGGCATCTCTATATATTCAACAAACTATATGAATCGTTATGATAATCAAACACATTTACTATGTTATGGCGAAGCACCACTTGTTAGAACATTATACTATGATTATGTTGCAGATGGCCAGATTGGCTATGGTCATAATTTAGTTTTAGCAATGGGCTGCTTCACTGGTTATAATCAAGAAGATGGTATAGTTTTTAATGCTGATTCGATTCAACGTGGGTTGTTCAGAAATATGACATTTAGAAGCTATGAAGCATTTGAAGAAGATGATGATAAAGCGCATACGAAAACACGAATTGCAAATCCTCTTAATGTACCAGGCTGGACAGCACTAAAATCTGGCGTAGATTACAGAAAACTAGATGAGCGTGGTATTATTAAGAAAGGGGAATATGTAGATGAAAATACTGTGATTGTTGGTCGCTATATTCAAGCGCAAGGAAGTGATATGAAAGACGCGTCAGTTACTGCACAAGTATGGACGACTGGAACTGTTCAAGATGTAGTAGTGACAGTGAATAATAAAGGTTTAGCATTAGTAAAGATTCGTGTTTTACAAGATAGGATTCCAGAGCTTGGGGATAAATTTTCGAATCGCCACGGTCAAAAAGGCACAATTGGCATGTTAGTTCGTGCAGTCGATATGCCTCGCTCGATTAACGGAATTGTTCCAGACATGATTATGAATCCTCACGCGATTCCTTCACGCATGACTATCGCACAACTCTTAGAATCTATACTAGGAAAATCAGCATGTCTAGCAGGATTTATTGGAGACGCAACTGCTTTTATGAACGAAGGAGGTATTGAAGAAAATATAGGCAACGTATTAACAAATCAATTCGGCTTACAAAAACATG